GGCAGTTGAGAGCTGTATAAAAAATGGTTTATTGCTTTTTCCCTGTTTTGTTTTGCGTTGGCTAGTTTTTTGTTTCGGTATGTTGCTCCGCGTGCGCTGTTGCATGGCTTGCATGAAGCGACGTAACCATCCTCAAGTGTTCCACCCTTATCACTTTCAACAAGGTGATCGAGTTCTGTTGCTGTGTTGCGTTTGCACCAATGGCATAACGGTTGGTCGCGCAGTAGTTCAGCGCGTGCTTGTTTGTAGATCGTGGTGTCGTGTTCGGTCAGTTTGCGTGTCATGCTCGCGCGCTTCGCTTGCGCTGACGCGGCGCTTGCGCGCCTTGTCCTCGGTTGTGGTGGGTTGTGTTTGTTGTCGGGTTCATGTCGGTGCTTTCTTTGTTTGTTAACTGTATGTCATCTGCAGGTCAAGAGATGTGTGAATGCTCCACCCACCAGATTGCCCATCCTGGTTCCCTTTGCATTCAGTCGATTATGTTTACGACTCGCCTCGGCGCTTTGCCCGTTTCATTTCGTCTTGCATGATTCGGGGCGCGCCGATCTACCCACGTTGCCGTGTGTCACCAACTGCCGTGCGAATGGCTTAGGTCATGATGCTGGCTAGGGACAATGCCCAGACCCGACTTAGTTCGCTACTGGTTGGGTTGCCCCTTAGCGAATACCAGCGTTATGTAGTTTTTACTGTCTTGGATTGCTGAGAGTGTAGAGAATGTACTCCATATCGCTTGGCTTCCAGACCGCTGCATGACAACCAGCCATCTCACACGCGTTTAACCAAATCTTCTGTCCAGGCGTTGTCTTGCCCTTCTCTGCTTTCAACTCAATAACCAACGGACGGCCGCCTTGGAACGGATGCACCATGAACAGATCAGGAAACCCCACGTCACCTTGCACATGTGTTGCCCATCTGCCTCGAATGTTCTGTGCCGGCAGATCGTGATGAACAAGCCAGCCGTAACGCTTGGCAATGCTGATCACCATGTCTTTAAAATCGGCTTCGCTGATCTTTGGGTCTAACTTCATTAGAGCGATGCCGACCATGCTTTGTCAGCCAAATGCTTAATCGCCCATCGCACAAACTGTTTTGCTTCACGCTGGTCTTCATTGTCCATGCGGTCATAAATGCTTTGTAGCCGTTCAATTGCGCTAATTAGTTCATCCAATGTCATTTTTTCTCCTGCCACATAATTACTAAAATCGTTCCCCAGATGCCCATAATGATTCCGATGATGTTAAACGCGACATACGTCATTTCAGCCTCTCAATGATTTTGCTTGCTTCATGTGATTTCAACAGCTCAAGAACCGCGCTGTCATCGTCCAATGTTTCATGTATGAATTCAAGTAATCCAAGATCGTCAATGTTGGCGTCTTTAGCCAGTTTTTTGATGTAACCAATTTGCTTTGGTGTGGCAAATGCACCAGAGGGTGTGTGCACTTGACCAGATGGTTGCGGTGAGCCGCCTAGCCGCTCAACTTTTTGCATCTCGTTGCGTGACGGCCTTGGGCCAGATGCCGGCGCCTGTAGCGGACAGTTGGCAATGGCGCGACCAATTGCGCTTGTTTCACAGTTCTCGACAAATGATGTTGCGTTGACACCGCGGTCGCTTTTGACCTCTTCTGCGTAGCCCGTAGCGACTGGCACTTTGTCTTCTTTGTCGGCGTACAGCTCTGCGTAGAACACGCACGCATCGCCTGTGTAGTTCATCATGCACGTATAGACCCGACCGTTGGGATATGCAGCCCACCATCGGACTAGGCGTTGCTCGACTGTCTCGTAGTTGCTTAGGTCAAAGCCCATCAGATGCCAACCCAAACGCTTAAACGCTGTGCATGGTCATGCGCGCCACCGCGCTGTGCAAAGGCAAGTTCGCCTGTGTTGCGGATAATGCCACGACGCGCAGCTGAGTTAAGTCGTCCAGCGATGCCCTTGGTGACTGGAAATTGGTCGCCCAGGTGCTTCCAAATGTCGTCAGATGTGAAAAAGCCTTTAGTTCGCGCAACGTGCAAGATCGCAGCGTCAACCTCGTTTTGTTGTGGTCGTGTCCAGCGCGCATCAGCTGATGATTGTGACGCAAGCATGCCCTCAATAAATGGGGCGTTCTTTGGTGCCGGCACACGGCCATCACATACGAAGTGTGTTTTGCCTGTTATCTCTGGGTAAGCGATTGTTGTTTTGCAGATCGTGCATGTTTTCATTGTCGGAATCTCCTGTCGGTTAGGAATGTGCTTGTAATGCTTTGATTGCTAAGTCGAGTGTAGTCACATCGTGTAATGGCATCGGGTCTTCTAATGACAGCGAGTTCTTCATGCCTTTAAGACGCTGAATAATGCTTGCGTGAGGGTTGGTGCTCACGTTTGCAATTTCGTCCATCAAACTAAATACGGCCATTGTGTGATTTGTTTGCATTGCTTGCTCCAATACCATTCGTCGGGTTTCTTCAGTAAGTTCGCCTTGATTCCATGCAACACCTTCGCTCATTTCACACTCCATGGCCCCCAGCCGAACCCGTAGCGCTCGACTCCGTAGTTGTATATTTCTAAACCTGCGCGCAAGTTAATAACTGGGTCTAACAGACTTTGTTTGTCGGTGATCAGACCTTTTGCTGTTAACCATTTTTGCCAACCGCCCCAGTTGATCTGCAGCAATCCGTAACTGCCCCCAAAAGGGTCTCTGGAGTTGACTGCGTTCGGCGTGCAATTTGACTCGCGTTTCATGATTGACTCCAGCACGGTGCGTTGATCTGCAGGCCAGCCCATGTTGACGGCAAGCGCGCTGAACTGTTCGCAAGCTGTCGTGTACGGGTCAATCCAGATCGTGTTGACGGTAGTCGTAGTCGGCTCAATTAGGTACGGCGTAACGTCTAACGGTGCTAAGGCGATGGTGCCAGATGGGGCGCTAGACGCGCTAGGAGCCCCTGTGAGGGCCGTAACCCCAAAGACCGTGCAAAGCACTAGCCCAATGATTTTCTCTGCTAAATAGTTCATAATTTCTCCAAAGGTATGGGCTGACCCCATTGTGAGGTTGCCGATCTAAATGCGATTTGTCCTAGTAGGAACTTGCCCGAGTCTGGGTTAGTAAAGATCTGAACCAAGATTTCTTGGCCGTTGTCCATCACTCCTGTATAGACGCTGTAATCAAAGATCTGGATGTCAGTCATTGCCTGTCCTTTTGTCGGTACTCCGACCCTAGAACATAGATCAAGCCTTAGGTGGGATTTCCCCGAACACCTTTAAGAATGCGGCTTTTACAAAGATCACCGAGTCGGCGGCCTGTGGAGTTATCTCAATGTGGAACCAGTCGCCACCCGGCGCGCCGTGGATTGTTGGCTTGTCGTACTTCTGCCATGCGTACCGATCGCAACGCCATGCTCGACCCTGTGGTTCTGGGAAGTAATCCAAAATACATTGCAAGCCAAGATCGTTGGCGTTGGCAACAAGTTTGTCAATAAAGACCAGCGCTTCTTTGCGTCCTGCTTTTGGGTTCTTTTCGGTTTTGCGATACGACAAGTCAACAGCGCGACCAGTCGCGTGAACGCTTAAAGAACCTGGTTTGCCGCGCATATCACGCTGACCCCAAGACCCGTTATTCCATAGCGCGCCATTTGATGCAGCAATTGCTTGCTTTATCCATTCGTTCATGCCGGCACGCGGCGCTGGTGATGCACCGTCAGCGTTGCCTATGTAGTCGCGTGCGTTTGGCACGCCAGCCTTAGCCTTTGCTACTGCCACGACCAAACTTCATGTCTTTAGAATTGAAGTAACGCAATGCTGTTGGGCAGACCGCGCCGATTGCAGCTGCTAATAACGCTGCCGGGTCGGTGTTTCCTGTTACTGCTAACGCAACAACGGCGGCAAGCATTGAGCGACCGTAAGAGGCGAGTAGGGCTTTGTCACTTGCTTTCATCTTCTACTCCTTTGTCCTTTTGTTTAGATTTTAGTCCGTTGCTGGCCACTAAACCTGACAATGTGCCAGTCATAAATACCGTCAAAGTTGACAGTAAATCAATAAAAGCAGCGTCATTGGGCGCTTGTTTTCCGATCGGCTGGGTCACGAACATGAGTGCGTACACAAAACCGATAACAGTTATGGCAAACACCAAAGCCATAATTGCGCCAACAAACACAATTAGGCGTGCGTGCAGGTCTTCAGGTTTGAGGTGGTTCTTCATAAATCAAATCTCGAGTACATGTTCCAGACGGGTTACACAATGGTGGCTGGCATTCTGGTTTTTCCCAATTTGCTGAATCTTGGCATGGGTAACGGTATGAGCCGTTATAACTACAGCTTGAGCATCCCCACAAGACGACCGCTATTAAAGCGACGTAGCCGATGAGGTAACGCCAACGCACTACTTTTTCTTAGTTGGTGCTGATGGGTATGGGTTTGCGTCTTTGATTGCTTGTACCGCTGCGTCCCAGTCGGCTTGTGTTTTGGTGCCACGTTGCCATTCGAAGAAGATTGGGTCGCTTGTTTTGATGTATTCCTTGTGTCGTGTGTTGCTGACCGCTTCATACTGGGTTTCATAGTTAACTTGTGGCCAAAGCGCGTCTAGTTCGGCTTGTGTTGGTTTGGTTGATTCGTCTAACCATGTCAGGCCTGCATAGTCGGTGCCGTCAAGCGTCCAGTTGGTGCCAGGGTATTTGCTGGTCAAGATTGCTGAGTAGTCGATCATGCTGATACTTCCATAACGATAAGGCTTGATGAACCGCCAAAGGCTGTGTCGCTTGCGCGGCGGTTCACGTATGAGGTGCCGGCAGATGTTCTGACTTGTATTTTGTAGGTTGTTGCCGATGTGGTTGCTGGGCTGTCAACAAACATGATTGGCGTAGTCCACATACCGCTTGCTGATTGAAAAGCGTTTGACGAAATACCGTTATAAGTTGATCCGCCTGTGCCGTTTCCAATTGCGGTAGCACCGCGCACAAGTTGAGCAATGACGTATTCTCCACCTGATGTGCCCGTGTTAATTTGACCTATGCAAATGATTTGGCTTGTGGCTTCACGCGGTGTAATTGACACAGACAGACCCGTAACGTCAATGTAACTAGTGCTGGTAAAACTGAACGCGTCAGCCTTAAATACGCTTGCGACCTGCAAAATGCGGAATGCTCCGCGCAACTGGTTTTGCTCTGCAGCGGTAAGAACTTGTCCAGCGGTAAAGGTTGCTGGGAGTGTGGTTGGGGTTGCCATAGTGCTCCTATCCTAAAACATTTGTTGTGTCAATGGTGCCATACACGGCATCGTCCAATATCAACTCGTACACGATCGTGGTTGGGGCAGTCGAGTAGAGCACCCTGTGGCCTGTACTGAAATCTAGATAATGCTCAATGCCCTCTACGGACAGCTCTTGGGCCAACTCGGTTGTGCCGGCACCGCTTGGAAATGTCTTTTCAATGCTGATCGTGTCGCCAATGTCCACGGTTGCCAAAGTGTCTTTTTGGGCTGTGGTCAGCATCAGAAACTTGGTTGCCACGGACGTGTAACGGGCTTCGGGTTCAGGGTTGAGTAGATAGGCAGCTGCGGTGTCAATGGATGGTTGCTCGTGGAGCAGACTGTTTGTGATGCTTGAAGTTTGAATAAAATAAGTTGCAATTGATGTTGCGTTGTCGGCTGTTGCGGTGTTGCCGTTTAGGCCTGTTACAACGCTTCTATTCACAACTGCGTCGGCTTCAAACGAAATGCCTACGCCATCGTATTTGTATTCTGTGCCGTCATCATGGAAGTCGGCTACAGGCGCGCTCAACGTGTTGCCAATGCGGTCTTGGAATGTGAACACACCAGCCCTAGACATAAAGACGCGCCCAAACTCTGCGGTTTCATTGATTTGGGTGACGTACTGCAGCACATTTGTTCCTGCCGGCACGGTGTATGCAGCGTCGTGGCCGAGGTTGACGGTGCCTGTTGCGATGTCTCGAGCGCCTGCTGGAAAATCTACTTCTGGTAGGTCTAATACGGTTTCTATGCGTTCGCCAGATGTTTCGGCGGTGACGTTTAGTTCATCTAAATAGGTTTGGGCTAGTAGGTAAAACTGGTCAGCGCAATACACCGTCACGGTGTCAAGACCGCCGAGCGCAAAGTTGTAGTCATAGTTGACCACATAACCGTTAAACAAAGACTCTGGCACATCGGTTGCGCTGTATCGAATCAGTTGCACGGCACGCAATGGTGCAAGCCCAGGCTTAGATTCGGCGGTGTCGTAATACGGGCTGTTTTCGTCAAACGGGTTAAAGATGCCGTCCACGTCTTGAATTGTGAATGTCATTGTGCCAGCGCTGAACTGGTCGCCCACGTCACGGCGACCGCGGCGTACCGTTACAGTTGTTACCGAATCCATGACGTCTGCAAACTCGGTGGTTCCGTCAAGCACGTATGTCGTGTTGTCAAGTACGCCTTTCAACGCATCGTCAAGAACAAACGCGTCAACCTGAAACCCTGTGGCGATCTTGAGGTCGTAGTTGCCCGAGTCAACGACAGCTGTGCCGGGCATTAGGCGACCTGTAATTGCAACGGCCCAGCAGACCTCGAATATGCGCGCAACGCGTTCACGACGCTTTCACCAATCTCTGCGCTTGTGGCAAGACCTCCCGTGACGTTAATGGTCACTCCCCCGCCAGTATTCATGCGATCTAACGGCACCACAGCCTCTGGGCCTGCCTCACCGATCAAAGCAAGAGTAGGGGAGTTGACAATGCCACCCTCAGCCAATTTGGGGATAAGTATTTTTGAGCCCGCTGTCGAGTTTGTGCCACCTAATCTCCCAGTATTAATTGTTGGCACTTTAGGAATATCTGGCAATAAAGGAATGCTGTTGTAAGCCGAAATGATTGCGTTGACCGCTCCGATTACGCCGTTAACAAGCATGTCAAACGCGCTGTTAATGCTGTTAATAATTACTTGCACGCCTGTCCTGAACCACTCAAACTTTTTATATGCGGTAACAAGAGCAATGACCAACAATGCAATGCCGGCAGCGATCAGGGCAAACGGGTTGAGCGCCATAGCAATGTTTGTTGCCACGATTGCGGCCGCAACTAGGGCAATGGTGCCAGCAATAAATTGGAATGCTTGCGGGTTTTCTTGAGCCCATAGAGCAAAGGCATTTAATTTTGGTAGTACGGCTTCAAGTGCTGGCAATAATGCGGCGCCGATTGACTCTTTAGTTTCGTCCAGGCTGTTTTTAAGTATCTTCATTTTGCCTGCAGCGGTCTCGGCGCTGTTAGCGGTTGCCCCGCCAAAGGTTCCGCCAAGCACGTTCATAACTTCGTCAAGGGTTGCGCCTTCTTTGATCAATGTGGCCATCTCTGGTGACAATGTGCGAAGTGCCTTAAAGTTGCCTTGGTATGCCTTTGCCAATGCGTCAGCAACGGTGGCGCTATTCATCCCTGTAGCCGTGCTGATATCCATGACAAGGTTCATGTCGTTCATGGCAATGCCAACATCTTTAGTACCGCGCACAAGTGCTTCTAATGCCAACCGATATTCGGTGTCAGCAACACCAGACGCTCGACTCATAGCCGAGATTTGTTTTTCTACCTGAGCGGTTTGGGCTTTGCCTGCGCCGGTCACATTCTGCAAAGTAAGTGCTAACGCGGCTTGTTCTTGCGCGTCTGCCATGGCGGCTTTGGTGGCGTCGCCTAGAGCCACGGCCAAGCCAGCAAGCGCGGCAGCTGCGGGAACGGCAGCTTTCTTTATAGCAAATTGGGCTTTTTCGCCTGTGGTTTCTAACTGCTTAAATTGGGCGATCGCCTTCTTAATGCCCTTGCCGTCAAACTCGCTGATGATCGGGATATTGATTGCCATTACGCGGTCTCTCCGTTTGCTTCGTTCATGACGCGCTTAACCAACTGCTCCATCTCGGACATGACATCGTTCTGGCGTTGCTCGTACGCTTTCCACATTACTCGTGATCGGCTGCCATAACGGGAAGTAAGCGCTCGACCAAGCGGGCCTTCCGTTGACGTGTCAAACATGGTGCCGGTCGCGCCCTGCCATTGAATGACAAACGTGCCCACGTTGGTCTTGTTCCCACCGTATTCTTTGATGTTTCGCGTGTTGATCTTGGCAGCAATCTTTTGCTTCATGCCAGGTACCCACGGCAACATCTTGAAGCCTGATCGAGTGCTCCAGTTGCGCGCCATACCAGACAACGGAACGGTGCTGGGCACAAGCCTGTTGGCATCGTCAATAACGGGCTGGACAATCTTCTTGTAGTCCTTTGTGATTTCACGGCGCAAAGATTTGTCAATCTTGTTAAGAGTCTTAAGAGCATCCTTTAGCCCTACGACTTCAATCCTTGCCGAAACCTCATTCACATCATCTCCGTTTGTTCTGCTCGTTAAGCACTTTAATGACAGTCGCTAGATCGCGTGCGTCAAACGGAATGTCGTTAGGCCACCAACCGACCCCGACAAGAACCTCTGCTAGTTGGCGGCGGTAGGTGCCGCGTCCGTAGGGTTTGGGTCTGTCTCATCCAGTACCGGCAGAATGTCGATGTCAGGGTTTTTGCTAATCCATTCACGCCAGTTGTCGCCAACTTGTTCGCCTTTAAGTTTTAAGATTGTGTGCATCCAACAGCAATAATCTGAGTACAGCGGTGAGGCTGATAGTTGCTGGATGTTGCGACGTTCAAGGCGTTCCCATTCGGTGATAACAAACAGGTTTGTGTAGTAGTACTCGGGCGCGCTGTCGGTCGTGCGCTTTAACTGCAACTTGATTTTCATGTGTCTCCTATGTCGGCTTGGAGCCGTTGTTTATCAGGTTACGTCAATTGTGTAAACGCCGCCCTGAAGCTCAATCTCGTATGTACTGAGCTCTCCAAGGGATGCGTTGATCACAGGTATGGCACTCAGGAACGTCCCGGTTAGTTCAAAGCCGGGATTCGTTGCCGAGTTAGCACCAGACGCTGGTGACACTTTGACATAACACTTGGTGCCGAGAAGCGCTGACAAAACTGCATAGGACTCTGAGGCTGCGTAGCTTGCGTACACCGTCAAGGTGAGTGAGTTGCTGAACAGGCCTGCTGTCATCGTGCGCGACGTTGAGCCGAACGCGGTGTCTTCGAGCGCTTCTGCTGTGACAGTCAATGTTGCTGCGCTCACCTGATCGGTGATGTCAGAAGTTGAAGCGCTAGTTGCACCAATTAGCACGACTGGATTCGAGAGGTAAGTACTGGTTGCCATGATTGCTCCTTAAGTTCTTTCTTGATAGTAGATGATTTGTGTTGCTTAGTTGTGGATTATGCGGTCTGGGCTTGAACAGCGCAATCAAGGTCGTAGCACGGATACAACGCGCCACCGATCTCAAGGCTTGACGGACGACCAGCCATGACAATGATTGACGAGCCAAGCACACTTGCCACAATGCTCAAGATCGAGCGAAGCACCGGCAGACCTGCAGGCCCAGAGCCAATTACCTTGACTGGAAACTCAAGTCGCACAATGTTGCCGTTGCCGAATGCGGTGGTGAAGTTCGGTGCATCTAAGTACACGCAATTAGGCACAAGTTTGGTTGGGTCGTTTACAACACGCAGACCAGACACCGCGGTCAGCGTCGCTGTGACGTCATCAATCGCTTCGTTGAATAGGTCGGTGTAAGCCATTAGGCAACCGCTGGGCGTGGAATGCCTAAGAGCTGCTTTACGATCGGGGTCAGGCTTTGCTGTGGTGCTGAACCCATGCCGTCAAACGTGGCGTAGGTGGACTCTATTGAGCCACGGGAGCGCCATAGAGCCGCGCAATACATTAAAGTGCCCAATGTTGCATCACCGCCAGGAGAGGTCGTTAGGGAGTCGATATAGCCCGATTCTTGACGCCTGCGATAACAGAACTGGTTGCCAGCCGACACCGATTGCGTGAGCAAGGTGTAATCATCGGATGGGTTGGTGATCGTGATGCCCAAATAGGTCATGACTTGCGCGGCCGTCACCCAGGTGCACACAGGGTCATTGGCAACGGTGCCAGAAGCTGCGACACGCTCGACATCGTCTGCGGTCTTGGCGTAAAGCACTTGATCGGCAATTGGAATTTGGTAGTCGTACAGCAGGTCGCCCTGCGTATCAATACCAAGGAACAAATACTGTGGCAATGCGCGCACCGAGTAAGTGCCGTTGAATGTTGCGTCAACTCCAGCGACCGTAATTGAACTGCCGACTGCAATCTCTGATGGGGTCAGAAGTTGCAGTACGGCAAAGTTGTCAATCAGGTACTTGTTAGTAACTGTGTATGTAGCCATGAGCGGATGCTCCGCTCTCGACTAGGCGATCGTGATCGACTGAATGAAACTTGACTTGGCAACAAAGGTTGCAAAGTACTGGTGGATTGAGAGCGTGCGACCCAAGGTTGATGGGTTTTCAAAGCTCTGCAACGATGCACCAGATTCGTAGATTTCAAAGCCTGGGGAGTACACAACGAGCATGGTTCCTGCAGCAAAGTTGTTGTCCACTACAAGGTCAAGACCAAACACATCCATTGCGTTATAGGCAAGACCGCCTACGCGACCAATGCTGTTTTGACCCATAACTCCGTTTGTGGTGTAACCAAGTACAGGTCGCTTTGACCCGTCAAGTTGCTGACCCAATTTTTGCCAAACATCTGGTGACACACAAAGGTGAGTCGGGAAGTAGTTGCTGTCTTCTGTAATTTCGCGCGCTGCATCGTACAACGATTGAATCAAAGACGATGGGTCGTTGTCTGTGACTGTCCAAGTTGAACCCGATGCAGTCTTACCAGCAACCAAAGCATCTGCTGCAATGTCGTCAGTTTTGATGAGCACTTCGCCGGCGAGATCGTTCAATACGAGCTGGAGTGCGCTTGGGTCTGTGAAGTCGATGTCCTGAATTGACAAGGTGACTTGTCCTGCCACAGTTGATTTTGTAACTGTGTTTGCAGCAATGACCATTGTGGTTGCTGATACAGCGTCAAGCTGATTGCTCTGCACCGCGGCCGACGTGTGTGTCGTAATGGTAGGTCGCACGAACTGACGCGAAGTTGTTGAAGGCATTGCGCGGGCGCCGAATGCGCTTACTACAGGACGAACGAAGTTTAGGTCCTGAAAAAGCGGTCCGAGCACGGGAATATTTAAGAGGCCAGGTGTGTCGCCAGTAACGATGTCGCCAGCTGCAGCTTGCAACGCAGTCTGATTCTTGCGTTGTGCTTGCTTAAATGCGTCGCTTACTTTGAGGTAAGTGTCTCCGCCGATGTGATATGCAGCGAGAACTTCTGCTGCCGATGGCATTGCAAACTCACGCTTTGCTTGTGCGAAAATTGGTGCAGTTGAAATTGTTGCCTCGACTGCTGGAACGGTTACTTCTGACATGGGTTCTATCTCCTGTTCTGGGACTACTTCTTCATTTAACACTACTTCTTCGGGCTCTTGGTGGATACTCGCAGCGACGCTAGCGATGTTGGCCATGTCACCGAATGCGCCGATGGGAACCAAACTGAGCTCTTGCCAAGAAGCTTCTTCAATGATCATTGTTCCTGCTTCGTCGTAGGAGAACTTAATTGGGTTTACGCCCACGGATACTTGGTCAATTGTGCCGTCCATGGCCATGACCAAAGCGTCATTTCCAAGGGCTGTGGCGCTGATCTTGGCGCTGAACATCATTCCCTGCTCGGTGTCCACGCGCTCGGTCACAACGCCGACTGGCATAGAAGCATCGTGGTACATAAACAGGCGTGGGGCTTTGCCCTCGACTGGCAATGAGCCTGGACGGAAGATCACAGCTGTGCCATCCGAAACTGTTGCCGGCACGTTGTAGGGCACAGCGGTTCCCGAGATAGTGCGTCGTGGTGCGTCGCCCTTGGCGGCGTCAACTGTGAACTCTCCTGCGATTAATTTGATCATCGGTTTGCTAACTCCTCTTGAGTGTTTTCTTGTGGTTCTTCTGCTTGGTCTGCTAAATAGTTTTCTGACAAATAATTTTGTGCGTCAAATTCGACGTAGGTTCCATTTGGCAAAATGTTGTTCATGCTGAATGCTTCTGCAATTGCTTCTGCGTACAGCTTGACGCCAAAAATGTAAAGGTCTGCTCGAGCCTGCTGTGATGACTGATACGAATATGACCCAGTACTTACGCCAACAAGGTACGGTGGCACGTTGCCAAGTCGCGCCATTTCCAACGCTGAATAGTTGGCAGATTCAATTAACAGCATCTTGTCTGGTGACATTGTTGTCGCCTCGTAAGACAGATACTCATTAAGCGCGGCGGTCTGATTAGTTGCTCGCGCAGCGTTAAATGATGCAGCAAGATCGGCTAGTTCTTGCGCGCTTAACGGTTCGCCACCAGTTTGTTTAAGAATGCCGGCAGGAATAGAACTTGAAGCATTGCGGTTGCGCGCGGCCTCAATCTTTAACGCGGTTTCTACTGCTGACACGCTTGTGTAAACGAGCCCTGTTGTCGGTGACAAGATTTGCAATAGGTCGCGCGTGTCTAGTTCTACGCCGTTGAAATAAACTTGGTTGCTTGGTGCAAACCAGACGGGACCGGTCTGATCGGTGGTGGTGATGGAGCCGACTGGTAGACGTTGGTAGGACGCAGGAAAGCCGTCAGCCGTCCTGCTTGTAATGTGGATTATGCTCCTGCCGAACATGTAGAGGTCATCAAATACCCAGCTAAAGAAATGGGCGTAGGTGTTTTGTGGGTCAGGTTGACGCATCCATGATCGAGGCGCAATGTAATTCTTGACCATGCGCTCGCCGTCCCAGCTCATGTTGTATGCGCGCAATGGCATACATCCGATTACAGACGCAAGCAAATCTCGGCACCTTGAAACCGCTGGGATGGTCATCAGCAAATTACGCTGTTCACCTTCGCGCCAAGAATAATACTGATTGAACACATTGAAAGAAGTGTTCTGGTTTCCGTACAGGTTTGAACCACCAGCTGCAGCCGCCTTGGATGGCGCTGGGCTTATTGCTGCCTTCTTGGTTTTGTTAAAGATCGCCATGTTCCTACTTTGTCATATAAGTGGCAACCGCGCCTGACTTATCCGATTCCGACAAAAGGTAAGGTGCGCGGTCGCCGCGTTTATCTTAGTTATTTACCGCAACAAGCATGGGCTTTCCGCTGGTCACAGGACGGGCACACATCCCGATACCCCAAACCATTGTTCGCGCTAACTCGATGGGCCCTGGACTCCGCTTGCTGGACAAAACTATGGTGTTATCCGTGCGTACCGCAACCGCTCTTTGGACGTGTTCCGCCAACAGTTTTTCGCCTGTGTGCAGTAGGCGTGCCTCGGCAATCATGTTTTTGGCTAGCGGTGTGAAGCGTCCAAGTTCTGCATAGCCAACCACGACCCGGCGGCGCTCAATGTTTGGTGGGCAGGTAGCGTCCACCGTAGGACTAAGCGCAAATCTAACGGATGGGTCTAACGCAATTTGTTGCACGTTGTCCCACAGCTCTGTTATTGATTCGGCAATGAACGCAACGGTGACTAGCACCCGACCGTCTGACAGGTTGACGCATCTGGTTGCGCTGTATCGGGAGTCGTCCAGCGAAGACTCAATCGCGACAACTCCACCGCTGGGCACGTCTCCTGTGTATTCCAATGACGGCCAACGCCCAGGCTCAATCCATCCGCGCACGACCGAAACCCAAAGGTTTAAGGATGCGCGCAAGAATGACGCGCGATCAGGGTTAGTGGATTCTTGCCTGATTGTGTCCATGTCCAGCGTGTGACCGAGCGCGGGATTACCCCACGCCCACGACGCAGGATGCAGCGGGTCAAGGCTTGGGTCAGGCGACCATTCCGCCATGTACATCGTGGATGGCTCGCCTTTGTCAATGGCTCGAATGCCTGCCTCACGCCAACGCTGAAACAACACAGATTCTTCTGTGCCTGCGGTGCTAAAGAAGCAAGCAAGCGGGTTTTTGCGTGCGCGCTGTGCCGGCAAGAGACCGCCTTCAACAGAGTCGGGGTTGACGTCAAAGAGTTCGTCCACAATCACCAAGTCAATGCTCATACCGTGACCTTGGTTTGGCTTTAACGCTTTGACCCACCATTTGCTGCCGTCTGGCATCGTGGCCTGATAACGACCGTACGACTTCACGATCTTGGCGCCGTAGTACTCCTCAAGGATTGGTGCCAGATCATCAAACAACAGACACGCAAGATCAAGTCTGTGCGCGCCAGATACGACGGTCTGTTTACCGCCACGTATCTTTGGCATCTCCACAAGCCAAAACAAGATGAGCGCCTGAATGATCGTGGTCTTACCGTTCTGACGCGCAACCGAAACAAGGCTCGAGCGATGCACAAACTTGTCATCAGCGTCAACCGCAAGCATCCCTTCAAGAGCGTGCATTTGCCAAGGCATCAAAGTGACCCCAAGTACCTTCTGGGCCATGTCCCCCACAAGTCCAGCTAGTGAGCCGGCATGGTCAGGCACCATCGTTTCCAGTCTCGGCTGGTCATGGCCAGTTGGCGCTGGTTCAGGCTGATCTGGGCTGGTGGCGACAAAATGATGGA